ATTCCCCCCCAGTTCGCGCCCGACACACACACTACCGGATTTAGTTATCCGGTTTGATTCAATGGTGACCGAAAAACCGACAACGAAACGCCGAAGCCGCAAGCAGTCTGGCGAACCCGATGCAAACCCGCCCTTGCGTCTGGAGTACCGCAGCCCCGCGGAGTTGGCAGAGAATCCGAAAAATTGGCGGCGCCATCCAGCGTCGCAGATAGCGGCCTTAGGTGGCGTGCTGTCCGAGGTCGGTTGGGACGGGGCCTGTCTGTACAACGAGGCCACTGGCCGCCTGATCGATGGGCACGCTCGAAGGAAGGTGGCGTTGGAACAAGGGGCCGCCACGGTGCCGGTGTTGGTCGGGAGTTGGACCCCGGAGCAGGAAGCGAAGATCCTGGCGACGCTCGACCCCGTGGGCGGCATGGCGACGGCTGACCCGGTTGCGCTGGATGCGTTGCTGAGAGAGGTCAACACGGGCTGCGCCGAACTGCAGCAGATGCTCGATGACTTGTGGCAGGACGCACAGGACGAAGCCGTAGCGAACACGGAGCCCGCGGGCGACGTCGAGGAGGACAAGGCACCAGAACCCCAGGCGGCAGTTGTGACGCGGCCGGGGGACGTGTGGCTGTGCGGACGGCATCGGGTGTTGTGTGGCGACTGCCGCAAGCCGGAGGACGTTGCCAGGGTGATGGGTGGCGAGCGGGCGCAGGCCGTGCTGACTGATCCGCCTTATGGAATTGCGCAAGAGGGTGTGCCGGGTGATGAACCAGAGAACCTTGACAGCTTGATCAGTGCCGCTGTTCCTATGCTACCTCTGGCCTCTGGCGTCTGTGTGGCGTTTGCTTCGACACGGACGTTCCCGACGTGGCTTGATGCAATCCGTAAGGCCGGGCACCAATTTGAGCGGATGCTGTGGCTGTACAAGAAGGCTCAGTGTACGTTCCCGTGGCGAGGATGGATTCTGAAGTCAGAATCCATCCTCGTCTCAACTGTTGGCGAGCCGGAATGGAGCGAGTGCAAGCCCTACTCCCACGACTGTTACGAACTGCCGGAAGTGTCCGGCGAACTTGACGCCGCCTTGGGGTGGCATGGTTCAATTAAGCCGCTCAAGGTTGTAGCGGATATTCTGCAAAGAATCACGCCAAAGGGTGGGGCTGTGTTCGACGGCTTCCTCGGCAGCGGGACAACCCTAATTGCCGCCGAGGCACTCGGGCGCCGCTGTTTCGGAATCGAGATCGCCCCGCAGTACGTAGACGTGTCCGTCCGCCGCTGGCAGAACCTCACACACCAGTCCGCCACCCGCGAATCCGACGGCGCGAAGTTCGACGACCTGGAGCCCACGGCAACCGCATGATCGCCCCCGGCACCGCCGAAGCCCGCAAGCGAGCCAAGGAAGCGGCCGCGAAGGCCCGGGCGCTGGCTCGTAAACTGGAAGCGGCCGCGGGGATCAAGGAGGAATCCGAGCGCGAGCGGCAGCAAGCCAAGCAACGGGCCACGGCGTCGGCCGGTGCCAACGTCGAGGTCTCCGCGCTCACCGACGAGGACCGCCGCATCCGCGAGGACCGCGAGGCTGACGACGAGCTATGGTTGCGATCCTACTGGCCGGCGTTCTCTTGGGACGAGTACTACCCGCTCTCGCCGCAGCAACTGCAGATGGTGGCGGACTTCCATGCCGCGTTGACCAACGGCGGGGACCGAGCGGTAGCCGCCAGTCGCGGCGAGGGGAAGACTACGCTGGCATGCGCGATGGTGCTCAAGTCGATCTTGATGGGGCAGGTGAAATTCGCCATCCTCTTCGCGGCCAACTCGAAGAACGCCAGCCAGGTGCTCGCCAAGATCAAGTCCCCGCTGGCTAACTCGCTGGAGTTCCGCCGGTTCTACCCGGAGGTTTGCGATCCCGTGGTAGCATTGGACAACCGAGTCCAGCGGGCCAAGACGCAGACTGTGACCGGGCATCGGCACGACAACGGCGAGCCGTACACGTTCGCCCCGACGTGTTTTCATTGGACGGGTGAGCAGTTGATCTTCCCCGCGGTCCCCGGTTCTCCGTCGGCCGGGGCAATCGTAATTGCTCAGGGACTGGACAGCGCGGTCCGAGGGATGAACGTCGACAACCGGCGTCCGGACATCGTGTTGATTGATGACCCAGACACGGCCGACACGACGAACAACCCCGATCAGGCCGCCAAGCTGTTGACCAACATCGACCGGGGAATCGCGGCTCTTGGATCCCAGCGGCGTCCGGTGACGCGCATTGCCCTCGTGACAATCGCCAGCCACTGCTCAGCGGCGGCACAACTGACAGACCGGAGCAAGTATCCGTCTTGGCGTGGCCGGCGAGATCGGTTCCTGCTGACGCCGCCGACCGCGGCCGACAAGTGGCAAGAGTTCGTGGCGGCCTGTAAAGAGGGGTGGACGCGAGAGCAGGCGGCCGAATCGCAGCCACCGATACCGCGGGAGGCCCACGACTTCTACCTCGCCAACCGGGAGGCAATGGACGCTGGAGCCGTGGTGTCGAATCCAAACCGCTACGACCATCGGCAGCGGCCGGAAGGCGGGACCGTCGAGGCGTCGGCGCTGGAGCACTACTACGGTTGGGTCGCGAGGGTCGGGCAGGCGAACACGAGCACGGAGCTGGACAACGACCCGCCGACTGAGGTTGACGGCGCGCAGGTACTGACGCCTCACCGCGTGCTGGAAAACAGGAGTGGCTGCGAGCAGCGCATGGTTCCCGCTGGGACGAGACTTCTCACCGTTGGCGCGGATGTCAAAAAGGTGCGGTTGCATTGGGTGGCGATTGCCTGGAGCGAACATCTTGTAGGGTCAATTGTAGACCTCGGCGAATGGGACTTGCATACCGAGGGCAAGAAACCGGGGGTCTGTGAAAATCTTGTTCTGGAGGGGCTGCAGAGTTTTTGGGATTGGGTGAATCGCGGGCCGTGGAAAAGTGAAGATGGGGAGCCGGTTCAGCCCGACAGATTTGGAATCGACAGCGGATGGAAAGAACGCGAGTGGTCAAGCCAGCCCGTGCACGTGTTTTGCTCTTGGGCCGGACGAAACTGCTATGCGACGAAGGGCAGTGCCAATTATCGAATGCCGAAGCCGGGACCGGGAATCAAGGTTTACGACAACTGCTATCTGAACACAAAGGACCGATACCCGCTCGTTTTGGTAAACGCGGATCACTTTAAGCTTAAGGTGCAAGAGGCATTCACGGTTGATTTCGGATCACCTGGCTCTCTGGGAATCCACAACCCGGAGACTGACGCATCCGGCCGCGACAGCTACGCTCCGTGGCAAAAGCGATTTGCGGCGCACATTTGTAGCGAGCGGTGGGATCCGGTGCGGAATCGGTTTCCCAAAAATCCTCCAGAGAATCACTTTCTCGATGCGACGGCCATTGCTCGCGTGATGGCCGTGATGGGCGGCTTGTCGACGATCGAAATGCCGGCACGGATAAAGCCTCGTCGCACCCTTGCCGAGATGGCGGCTGCAGCACGGAGGTAGTATGGTTCCCAGCAAGCCGGCAAAGTCTCTTGCGCAGATGCAAGCCGACACGGCAAAGATAGAGAGCGGCGGCAGGGGCATTGCGTGCCCAGCGTGCGGGTGCCGCGAAACACGGGTTGAAACGTCGCGGCGCCACGATAACATGGTAATCCGCTATCGTGTGTGTCGGCATTGCGGGGCAAAAAAAATAACCATAGAGTCTTGAACTGTCCTACATATGGACAGTGGCCGTTGACGCTCTACCGTCCGGCATTATCGTTGGGGCATGACCGCTCCGACAACAGCTCAGGAAGCGATTGACCAAGCTTTATTGCAGCCCGCCTCTGTAACGGAGAACGGCCGCACGATTACCGAGCGACCCATCAAAGACTTGCAGGACGCTCGCGATCGAGAGATGTCGTCAACCGCTGGCAAGAAATCCCACTTTGGATTGCGGTTTACGAAGCTCGTTCCTCCCGGTGCCGGGTGATGACGCGACACTCTGCGATTCTCGATGTCAACGGCAGGCCGTTTTCAAAAATGAACGGCAAGCCTCGCCCTGCGCTGGCAGAGGCGTTGCGCCGCCAGCGAACGCATCGACAGCCTGTCGAAGCCACCTATGACGCCGCGCAGGCGAGCGACGAGTTCAAGAACTACTGGGCGGCGGCCGACGCTTACGACGCGGACAGTGCGAACAGCAAGGCGGTTCGCGAAAAGCTCGTTCAGCGGTCGCGATACGAAATCGCCAACAATGGCTACGCTGACGGCATCGCGACAACCTGGGCAACTGACCTGATCGGCAAGGGGCCGGCGCTGCGAATGCAGACGGGGAGCGAAGGCTTCAATCGCCTCATCGAAGCCACCTGGACCGCATGGTGTAAGGTCGTTCAGTTTCGCCGCAAGTTGTGGTGTGCTGCTCACGCCTTGCACTCAGACGGCGAAGGGCTGGCGGTGATTCGTCGCAGTCGGAACTTGCGGCACCCCGTGAAGCTGGACGTGGTGCTGTACGAGACAGAGCAATGCCAAACGCCGCTGCTGGGCTGGAATCAAACCGGCTACATCGACGGGATTAAGTTCGACGAACACGGGAACCCGGTTTGGTACGACATCCTGCAAGACCACCCCGGCGCCAGCGGCATTCCGATGATGATGACGCCTGAGCGGGTGCCTGCTCGGTACGTCCTGCACTGGTTTAAGTTGCGACGGCCCGGCCAGCATCGCGGTATCCCGCAATCCACAAGCACGCTCAATACCGGGGCAGCTGCCCGCCGATGGCGAGAGGCAACGCTTGCTGCTGCAGAGACGGCCGCGGACTTCACGTTGTTTTTGAAGACGCAGTATCAGCCCGACGAACTGGACGCCGCCGAGCCGTTCTCTACGCTCAACATCCAGAAGCGAATGATGACGGCGCTTCCCAATTCTGTCGAGCCATTTCAGATGAAGGCGGAGCAGCCGACCGCCTCCTACGAGGCGTTCCACAAGACGCTCATCAATGAGCAGGCCCGGCCGAAGTCGATGCCCTACAACAAGGCTGCCTGCGATTCGTCCAGCTACAACTATGCGTCCGGCCGGCTCGATCACCAGACGTACTACGCTGCACTGGACGTTGATCGCGAGGATTGCAACGACCTCGTGTTGGATCCGCTGTTCGACGTGTGGTTCGATGCCGCCGTTCTCACGTATGGCTGGCTCGGCGGCGACCCGGAAGCCATCAACGACGCGGCCCGCTTGCACCTATGGGATTGGCCGAAACATCGCGTTGCAGACGTGGACACTGAGGCGAGCGCAAACGACCGCCAGTTGAAAAACGGCACCAAGTCGTTGACCGCCATCTATTCGGAGTGCGGCGAAGACTACGAGGACGCAATCGTCGCACAGGCCACGGCGAACGGCGTAACGCCGGACCAGCAGCGGCAAATCAATATGCTGCTGAATCTGCCGCAGCACGTCCTGCCAGCGGTGGCATCCCTGCTTGGATTGCAGTCGCCGCAACAAAGGCAGCAAACTCCAAACCAAGAGGAGGCCGACGATGGCAGCCAAGAATAAGCGGCTAATTGCGTTCGAAACTTCGGTCGAGATCAAAGCCGCGGCAGCCGAAAACGAAGAGAAGTCCGTGCCTTCATTCGAGGTGGTCGCGTACACCGGCGACGCAATGAACCTGGCTGGCTGGTCAATGCCCGTTGTCGTCGACGTGCGCGGCTTGTCCTACGGCAAGTCGATTATTGCCAACCTCGACCACGATCGAACCAAAAGAGTCGGGCACGTAACGGCAAAGCAAAAAGAGGACGGGCAGCTTGTCTTAACCGGCAAGATTTCCGCTGCGACGGACGCGGCCCGCGAAGTGGTGGAAAGCGCCGCCAATGGGTTCGTGTGGCAGGCATCTATCGAGGCTTCGCCGGACGAACTGCGGGAGGTGGCCGCCGGCAAGACAGTAACGGTTAACGGTCGAGAGTTCACTGGTCCGCTGTACGTGGCTTCCAAAAGCACGTTGAAAGGTTTCGCATTCGTCAGCCACGGGGCGGACGATAACACGAGTGTTTCGATCGCGGCCGAGGTCGCACAGTCAAAGGAGAATCCAATGGACAAAAAGTTACAAGCGTGGATCGAGTCGCTGGGGTTCGTCGTCGCGGACCTGAGCGAAGAACAGGTGACCGGATTGACGGCCGACTACGAGGGTCGCAAGCGGGACAAGCCTCGCACCAAGCTCAATCTGGGCGACGGCATCGCGGCAAAGAAGGCTGAACAAGAGCGGGTTGACGGCATTACCGAAGTCGCGCTGACTGCTTGCGAGCGTCAACCGTTTCATATCGACCAGATCAAGGAACTTGCCGAGACCGCAATCGAAGCCAAGTGGACGGTCGACAAGTTCCGTTTGGAGTTGCTGGAGGCCACCATGCCGCAAGCTCACACCGTGTTCCACGCGCCACGCGGCAACGACCGATTGAATGCCCGTGTGCTCGAAGCCGCGGTTTGTGTTGCCGGTCGCTTGTCGAACGTCGACAAGATGTTCGACGACCAGACGCTGCAGGCCGCTCACGATCGGTTCCCGCACGGCATCGGCCTGAATCAACTGCTGCTGATCGGCGCCGAAGCCAACGGCTACCGGGCGAACCATTCGAGTCAGGTAACGATTGAGGCTCAGCGTGCTGCGTTCGGCATGGTGGCGCCGCAGAGCATTCACGCGACTGCGTTTTCGACGCTGAGCATTCCGAATGTCTTGGCGGCGACGGCCAACAAGTTCCTCCGCGAAGGCTGGGACGCTGTGGACATGACGCCGCTGGTCATCTCCGCGGTTCGAAACGTGCGTGATTTCAAGCAGATCACGACCGTCAGCCTCACCGGGCACCTAATGTTCGAGGAGCTTGGCGCGTCCGGCGAAATCAAGCACGGCACGCTGAGCGACTTGACCTACACCAACCAGGCCGACACCTACGCGAAGATGCTGGCCATCACGCGGAAGGACATCATCAACGATGACCTGGGTGCGTTGACTGCTGTTCCTCGCCGGCTTGGCCGCGGCGGTGCGTTGAAGCTCAACGACATCTTCTGGACGGTATTCCTCAACAACACCGCCTTCTTCACGACCGCGAGATTGAATGTCAATGAGGCCGTCGCCGACATGACGGTCGGCGGTCTGGAAGCGACGGAAACGATCTTCCTCAACCAGACGGACCCGGACAGCAAGCCGCTCGGTGTGCAACCGAAGATCCTGCTGGTTCCCACGGCATTGAAGGCTGCGGCGCTGGCCCTGATGGCTTCCGAGCGGATCATCGATGGCAGCAGCACTACCAAGCAGGGCGATGCGAATATCTATCGCGGTCGCTTCCGCGTGGAGTCCAGCCCGTACATGAGCAACAGCTCGTATACCGGATACTCCGCTGCGGCGTGGTACATGCTGGCGGACCCGGCCGAAATGCCGGTCATCGAGATTGCGGCGCTCAACGGAAACGTGATGCCCGCTGTCGAGACCGCCGATGCTGACTTCAACGTGCTGGGCGTGCAGATGCGCGGCTACAGCGATGTCGGCGTGGCCCTGCAAGAGTACCGCGGCGGCGTCCGCGCCGACGGCGGCTCGTCCTAATAGGAGGCTTTCATGAAGGTCAGGCTGTTGCGCAACCCGGCTGCCTGCATCGGCTGCCGGCTGCGAGAAAACGAGTCCGGTGACGTTGACGACGTTATCGGGAAGACGCTGCTGTCGCTTGGCTTGGCCGTGCGGCTCGATGAGCCGGCGCCGGTTGCGGCGGCGCAAGAGGCGATCCAGGCTGTGCCTGAACCGCCGACCATTGCCGAGCCGGCGGAACCGGCGATCAAGGTATCGAAGAAGCAGCCGTGGAAGCAGTCCAAGGCGGCATTTACCCAGCAACCTCCAAACGTAAAGGAAGAATCAGATGGCCGAAGTATTGGCGACGAATGACGGCGTGTCGGTCGACTACACCCCGACCGTGGCAATGACGGCCGGTGAAGTTCGGCAACTGCCGGACGGCCGCGCCGCGTACGCCCCGACGGCGATTGCCGCCGGCAAGAAGGGTGCGGTGACCGTGGCTGGAATCGTGGAAGTCGAGAAGACCGCCACGATGGTTATGCTGAAGGGCTCCCGCGTGTTCTGGGATCACTCAGCGAACAAGGCGCACCTCCTGCAGGTCAAAGACACGAAAGACTTTTTCCTTGGTACGGTGCAAGAGACTGCGGCGTCGGCAGCCACCACGGTCAAGGTGGCGATCAACGTGAAGGTGCCGTACACCATCAGCCTGGGCGACGGCTTCTGGTCTGTCCCGGTTTGCACCGCCGGCCTGAACAACCGGGCCATCGGTCACGGCGAGGGTGTGTCGCTGATCTTCGACACGACGGCCGAAGCGCAGAAGCACGACGCGCTGAGCATTCTCGGTTTCGATGTCCAGACGCCGGCCCTCGTCGAAGCGCTGGTGTGCATCAACCTCAATGGTGACGCCGCATCGGCTGATTTCAATGTGGGGCTCGCTAATGAAACGCACGCGAGCGATGCCGACTCGATTACCGAATCGCTGTTTGCGCACATCGACGGCGGGTCGCTCAACATCATGGCGGAGTCGGACGACGGCACCACTGAGGTAACGTCGACGGATACCACCGTCGACGCGGTGGTGGGAACGCCGTTCCTCGTGCAATGGGACTTGGCCGACTACGAAGACATCCAGATGTATGTCAACGGCGTCAACGTGCTGGCGTCGACGGTGTTCAAGCTGGACGCTGCGACAGGCCCGTTGAAGCTGCTGGCTCACTTCGAGAAAGACGCGAACGACACGCCGGGCAATATCACCGTGTTGCGGTTGGGCGCGATTCTCCGCGAGGAGTAAGCCGGTGCCGTCGTTGTTCACTCAGCGATTCGAAGACGTGGCAAGGCCGCGAATCCGCGAGCGGTGCGGATTCGCGGTTACGCTCTACCGCGGATCGCAGTCAACAGCGAACGTTACGGCCATGTGGGGCAAACCGGAGTCGCAGACATTCGACGCCGAAGGTATGGCGACCGATTACGACTCGCGGGAGTGGACGATTGCCAAGACCGCCTACACCTTCGCCGGCATCGCGCGCGAGCCGCGGGCCGGGGACAGGATTGTCGACGCGGACGGAACCTGGCAGGTGTTGCCGGACGACGCCGGGCCAGCGGTGGTGAGCAGCGGAGATGATTGGGTCGTGAAGACGAAATCGGTGTCCAATGGCTGACGCAATCCTCGTGTCGTTAACGAAGGCGGTCGATACCGCGATGAAAGCGGCGACATGGGAGATTGGCGAGCCGGACATCGATTGGGATTTTGAGGGCAGGATTGCGGATTTTCAGCCGGACGAAGGCAAGGTGTATTTGCGATCGATCGTCCCGAAGAAGTTCGACCAGATCAACCGCGAGTCACGGACTGAGCTTGGCTATGTCGCGACGGTAGACGTGGATGTGCGTTCGGCTCTCGGAGTGTCGCAGCAAGGGAACGACCAGGCGATTACCCGGGACGAACTGACGCGGTTGATCCGGTTCGCGGAACAGGTGCATACGTACTTCCAGGCCACGCTGAGCGAGGCCCGACTAACGCTGGCCGACCACGGCCTGATAGCCGAGTGGATCGATGAACGCGAAGGCGTAACGAAAAAATCGGAACTGCTGGTGTCCTACTCGCCAAAGTTTCTGCGGGAGAATCGGCAGTTTTACGCGGTCTGCCGCGAGGTGTTCGAGCTTACGCCGGGGACAGCATGATCGGTGCCGCGACCAAATTTGAGAACCGCGCGAAGCGCGTAACCGACGCGAAGAACAAAGCCGCGTTTCGCAACGTGCGGCACGCCCTTGCGTCGATTCGCCGTGATGCACAGGCGTCAATGAAAGAGGCACCTGGGCCGAGCAAGCCGGGCACGCCGCCGCACGTACACAAAGGGAATCTTCGCCGGTCGATTCGGTTTGCTGTCACTGACGAGAAGGCCGGCGAGGGCATCGTCGGACCATCGGAGCAAGTGGTTGGTATCCGCGGGTACGTGCTGGAGTTTGCTGGTACGCGGCTTACAAGTGCTGCCCGCGGGGCCGGCGGCAAGTTTAAGAAGGGTGCCCAGCGGCGAGCGAAGGCACCCAGCGGCGCCAAGTGGGCGCGTCCGTTCATGGCTCCGGCTCTGGAGCGTGCGGTAGTCAGAATGGCAAACGACTGGCGATCCTCGATCGGGTAGCCGGATAACCAAACGGAGAAGCAATCATGGCGAAGAAACGAGCGGGATGGGAACGGATGCTCTACTACGGTGCGGCTGGTTCGACCGGAGCGACCGCGGTTAGCGTTAACGTCACCGACATCGACATTAAGACAGCCAACGAATACTTCGAGACGACCGACCGCGGGGCCGGGACCAACCTGCCGCAGAAGACCGAGCAGCAGGTATGCGTCGGATGCGAGCTGTCGTGGAAAATGATCTACAAGGATGGCGACGCCAACGTGGCGGCGTTCCTGGCTGCGTCTCGCTCCGTCACGACGCCGCTGCCGAAGGCGATCAAAATCGTCCGCTACAGTGGCGGGGCAACCGAGTTTGACGGCGACTGCTACCTCGAAGACGATTCGCCGGGGCCGCTGAAGGAAGGCATGGAAATCACCTTCACCGCGCACCCGACCGACGATGGCGGCCGCGCGTGGACAATGGCGTAACAACACGCCGGCCGATCGGCCGGATAACGCAGGAGAGCAAATATGGCGACGATTCAATATGGTGTTCAGGTCAGCGGAGCCGGCATCGGTATCTCTGGCGCGATCAACAGGACTGCCGATGGTTTGATTGCGATCGAGCCGACCGTCAACACCGCTAAGGCTATCAGCGATTGGGTGAAAACCGACGCAGACACTGCTGCAGGAAACCTGACTGCTGGGCACGGTTGGGCCACCGGAACGGGAGACGTGTATTGGACAGGCGGCCGAAGGTATGATGTTGGCATCACCATTGCAACAGACGCAGTGTCATTTGAGGGCGGAACCGGGGATGACTTCCCGGCTAGCGCGAACGCCACCGTCAAGCTGGCGATGCATCAACAGGTCAACCAAGTCATCGACGGTGACCTGCTGGAGATCATCGCCATTTGCTTTGAGAGCACGACGGCCGGGAGTACGGCCCGCGGACACGTCCATGCTGAAGATGCCGACGGTGATGTAATCGCCGATCTTGACTTTGACGCCAACGAGCCGCGCGTGTGGGACGTTGATTCTGGGCAGACGAACCCATTTACCGGCGACATTATCACGACGCTGTACATCACGATGGACAGCACCACGGAAAGCGTCAAGTGCAAGGTGGTGGGCTGCCAGGACGTGACGCCATAACCATTGGGGGTGCCACATGAGCGGGTCTTTTTCTGGGACGTGTGGGCTGGTGGGCGATTTTTCCTTCGGAGAATCATCTATCACCAATTCGCAAATCTCGCCGACAGCAGACATAGCCAGATCAAAACTGGCGCAGGACGCGAACAAGTGCTACGCGATCCCGATTCACGCCTTCCGCGTGTGGGACGCGATGGCGACGAACCTTCCCGCGGCAGCAGCCAACGATGACATGGGCATCATCACCGGCACGCCTGGGACTGATGTTCCGACGCTGCAAGGCGTTGATTTTGGCGGCGCCACGTCGGACGAAAAATGCGCGTTTGAGTTTTGCCTGCCGGCGGAATATGACGCCGGGCAGACGATTACGCTGCGGCTTAGGGCTGCGATGCTTACCACCGTTGCCGATACGTCCTGCACGCTGGACGTGAACTGCTACAAGAGTAGTCGGGACGGTGCGGCGAGTGCTGACATTTGCGCCACCGCGGCGCAAAACATGAACAGCCTGACGCCTGCCAACTATGACTTCACAGTCACGCCGACCGGGCTTGCTGCTGGCGATCGGCTCGTATTCGTGCTGACGTTCGCCGGAGCTGATAGCGGCAACCTTGGGGAAATGATCCCGGAGATTTCTCAAGTTGAACTATTGCTGGACGTTCGGGGGTAGTGGGTTTGCCTAGCGGAAGCTGGGTGCATTGCGGCCCGCCGGAACCCCGAATCCGCGCGGGCCGCTTTCCTATCGGGGAGGATCGTATGTCTGTGTTCCGAAGTTCTGACGGCAACGAGTGGCGGATTTGTCTTGATGCGTTTCTACTAGACGAAATCAAAAAGTCGACCGGCATCGACTTGGCGGACCTGTCGGCCGGCGGCTGGTGGACACTGGAGACTGACGCGGGTGCCGTGGGACGCGTGCTGGCCATCGTCTGCGGGGATGAAGTGCGAGCCCGCAAGATCGAGTCTCGGTTGTTCGTGCGGACGATCCGTGGGCAAGCCATTGCCGACGGCCGCGCGGCACTGCTGAGCGAGGGCGCCGATTTTTTCCCACCGAGCGAATGGTCCGCGATTCAGTCGAGCTTGGAGAAGAGGCGGACGAATCAGACGGCGACGACGGACCTGACGACGCTAGAGCCGATGCTGCGGGCCATCGCACTGATGCCGGAGGACATGCGACTGGGAGCGACGGAGGCACTGCGGGAGGCGATCCTGGCAGCCGGGACGGATACCAGTTCGCCAGCATTGCCGGACAGCGTATCTGCGTTTGGCCTGGACGGCATCCCGTTGAGCTTTGCCACCGACTCGCCGGCGAGTGCGGAGTTACCGCCAGCGGCCTGACGCTGCGGGTGCTGTGGTTGATGGCGATGGCGCGGCGCGAACAAGTGAGATTCACGATGCTTCCGCACATGGTCGGAAAGTTCGATGTGCCGCGATTTATTCGCACCGGCTTTGCGGGCGAGCGCAAGTCGTACCCGCTGCCGATGACGCCGACAATGGTAGCGGCCATCGAACAGGCGGAACGCGAGGCGGCGGAGTTGAAAGCGAGGCTTGCCAATGGCTAACGCATCAGCGATTGAAGCCGGCCGTGCGTTTGTTCGCATCTTCTTGCGTGACGACATGGCCGCCGCGTTGGCTCGCACTTTGAATAACGCCGGCAAGTCGCTGAAGTCGTTTGGTGCCACGACGATGAAAGGCGGGGCCGGCTTGATGGCCGGCGGCGGGGCGGTGCTTGCTCCGATTGTGGCTGGCATCAAGGCGTTCGCCGAGATGGGCGGGGAAGCGGTTGATGCGTCGGCGCGTACGGGACTGTCGGTGGAGGCATTGTCCGAGCTTGGGTTTGCTGCTGAGCAGACGGGGGCCAGTATCGGCGATGTCGATGTCGCGATGAAGGCCCTTGCCAAATCAGGATTGGCGCGCAACGGTGAGTCGGCCGAGCAGGCGTTTTTGCGAGTGGCCGATGCGATTGCAAAAACCGAAGACTCAATGAAGCGGGCTGCGTTGGCGCAACAGGCATTCGGCAGAAGCGGCACGAAGTTGCTACCGATGATTGGCGATCTGGACGCGCTCAGAGCGAAAGCTCGCGAACTGGGGATCGTCATGTCCACCGACGACGCCGCAGCCGCCGACGATCTTGGCGATGCGTTCGATGCGCTCAAGGCTCAATCCAAGGCCGTCTTTTTTCAGATCGGGGCCGCCGTTGCGGGGCCGCTGTTGAAGTTCGCGAAGCAGTCGCAGCAGATTGCTGGGGCGGTGATTGCCTGGGTGCGCGAAAACAGAACACTCGTGGCGTCCGTGGCAGCGGCCGGGGTTGCTCTAGTTGCTGCCGGCGGGGCTATGGTCGCGATCGGCGCCGCAATCTCCGGGGCTGGCGTCGTCCTATCCACGCTCGGTGCGATCGTCGGCGCTGTGCTGTCGCCGGTTGGCTTACTGACGACTGCCCTTGTCGGCGGTGCTGTTGCATGGTTTCGATTCACAGAGTCCGGCCAGGCCGCGTGGACCGGAATCATCAACGGCGTTCTGCCCGCCCTTCAATCGCTGCAGCAGACGTTCGGCGGCGTGCTGACTGCGATCCGCAACGGCAACTGGGCGAACGCCGGCGCCATCGCGATGACCGGACTGGAGCTTGCGTTGCTCCAGGGTATGGACGCCATCTCGGCTATTTTCGGCGAGTGGCTCGGTGGCATCGCGAAGCAACTCGCGATGGGCGACGTGAAGGCCGCCATGCAGACTGCGGCGACCGGGTTGTATGCGGTTTGGGCGGCTTGGTCGGAAATGGTCGTCAACGTGTTCACGGGCTTGGGGCGCAAGCTCACCGACGCATGGGAGGCGGCCGTTAACGCACTGAGCCGCAAGATCCTGGAGACCTCGGCGGCTGGCGGCGTCGGCGGCAAGGTGGCGTCGTGGCTGCTTGGCGTTGACATGCAAAAAGAGCAAGCCCGCGAAAACAAAATGAACGCGGAGCGGCAACGATTGGGGATGACAACCGGCGGGCCTGCCGATGTGACCGACGAAGCGGCACGCAACGCGGCGGCAGCCACGAAAGCAAAAGCCGACGCCTTCCGCCGGCAGCTCGATGCGGTGGATGCGGCAGCATCAGCAAACACGCAAGACGCCGCCGGTGATGCCGTGGCAAACGTGGACGCTGCAACCGCGAAGGCGAACGCGAAAATCGAAGAACTGAAAAAGCGGCTCGACAGCCTGAAGTCTGCCGAAGACTTTCAGGCGTTCATGTCGGACCTGAAGCAAATGCAGGCCGACCAGGGGCGAGCCGGCGCTGGTGGCATGGTTGCGGCCGTCAAAAGCTCGCTTGCACTCGGCCCGACGTTTTCCGCGGCTGCCGCACAAGCGGCCGGGCAAGTTGGCATCGCGCCGCAAGATCGGATGGCCAAAGCTGTCGAAGAACAGAAGGGCATCCTGGCCGACGTGAAGCAGGCGATTGACGCCGGCAACGCCTTGGCTCAGCAGTCCGTGACCATCTACGAGCGGTTCCTCGCCGCGATGACGTACGGGTAACAGAATGGCTCTCACGTTTGAACTTGTCACCGGATCGGATTTGACGCTCGACCGCGAAAACCTCACGGTGATTCGCAAGGCCCGCGCTCGCGACCGGCTGCCAGTCGGTATCGGTGGCGATTACTTCGATTACGTGTCGTCTGCTGCAATGGCCTGGGTGATTGCCAACTATCCGACGTACGGCACGCCGATGGGTACGCTGTTTTGGAACAGCATCCAGCTCCACGAGAACTACTACGCGCAGAATTACGACCTGTCTATCACGTACTCGCCTGTCAACCGGCAGAGCGGTACCTATCAGATTACGGTGGACCAAGCTGTCGGAACGCAACGAGTCACCGCGGGCGTAAGGATCGCCGGTTTCGGCGACGCCGACAATGAAGTCGATAACGAGGGTGTGTTTCACGATGGCCACGAGGTCACGGGCATTGATGTTCCAGTTGCTGAAGACAAGCTTACCATCATGTACCGGCACCCGCAGGCGTACTTGAACGGCGCCTACATTCGTCGCATCGGCGCCCTGCGCGGCTATCCGAACAACGACAACTTTCTCGGCTACGAGCCGGGCGAAGTCGTCTACATGGGCGGGCAGTTCACCGAGAGCAACGTGGAGGCGTCGGCGTCGTATAATTTCGCCATCAGTCCCAACGTGGCGAATCTTGTAATCGGCAGCATCACCGTCACCAGTAAAAAAGGCTGGGACGCGGTAAGCCCGGTTTACGAGGACGACGTTGACACGAACGGCGCCGGCAAAAAGCACGATGTGCGAAAGCTGAAGTACATCGAAATCATCAGGCCGAGAGCGTGGAAGGATTACGTCGCGGCGTTTGGCTGGGGGGCGTAGGCATGGAAAAGAAGCGACCCGGGCAGCGGTTCAAGCCACCGAAAGCCGCTGACTGGAATCGGCTATGCGCGACTGCCGATCTTGTCAGCCGGCAGAGCGGCAGCATCGACGGCGCGAATCCGCAAGGCCCGTGGTTGCGAGCCGGCGAAGCCAACCCCATCTTGATTCGCAACCAATGCGGGGCCGTCCGTTCGATCGGCGACGTGCTAAAACTGGACGACTTGCAGACCACAGTTCCCAACAAGTACAGGACGATCATCGACGGCATCGTGTCGGACGGCCTGCGCTCTAACTTTGGGATCCTCCAGGCCACGCTTGAAAACGGCGCCATCGGCGAGGCGTGCATTTCGGGGGCCTGCTGGGCGACGGTCAACGTGGTGTCGAGCTACCACACGCGAGCATACCCAGAGAAGGATTCCTACGTTCTCAAGTCCGGCTACGCTGGGCCGGTGTCGATTCTCTACAAGCCGGCCAGCACGGGGAATCAAACGTGCCTGATTCGATGGGACGCATGGCCGAAGGTCTACGCCCACTCCGGCTCTGGGATCAGCGCGGCGACGAAAGGGGCATCCTGCGCGTACTCTACTCCGGCGTCGGCGACGTGCAATATCTGGGGATGGGATGCGACCAATTCTCGCTACGCTCCGCTGGCGGCTGGCACGGCCACGGCAACTATTTACAACTTCTTTGCGACGGCCATCCCAGACAACCGCCTGATGATTTGTTCTCCAGGCGATGACTGGCGACTGACCGTCGATACGGCCGATTGCACGGACTGCGCGACAAGCTGAGGCACCAATGGCTGAGTTGATGTTCCAGCAGGGGCAGTGCTGCGACGGCGACGATCCGTGCATCATCAGGTCTGCAACGTCCGAAGACTGGGGCGACTGGACGGTCGACGCTGGCGACGCGGGAGACTTCAGCTATTCCGGTACTGCGGCAACCATCGAGGCCGCAAGTATGCGGGTGCTGTCTCCGACTGAGCACCCCAACGCTTCGACGCCGTGGCCGATCACGATTACGGCGAAGGTTCAAGCCGGGACCGGGACGAAACCGCGACTGTTTCTCAACTGGGCTTCCGATGACTCGTCCGGCATTATCGTGGAGTTTGAGGTTTTCGCGGATTACACGTTCGTTCGTTGTTACGAGTTCGACGGGTCAGGCGAAACTCAGATTGGAAATACTGCGGTGACGATTGGGCTGCGAGGGACCGAGCAGTCTTGGGTCACAGCCTGCTACTACGACTCGAAAGTGACGGTCGGGGTTTACGATGACGCGGCAACTCCTGCTGGCTATCTGTTGGAGTGGACGCTGAGCCCGATTACGCAAGACGGCGGCCCGCTGTGGGGTGTCGGGCGAGGCACGGGCGGAACTACGGATGCTGTTTTCGATTCCGTGTCGGCAGGCGTCCGAGACAGCGGGACTCCGTGCGGGACGTGCTACCCGGTGTGCCCGATTGTGCAACAGGAATCATTCTCCCTGTACACGCCAGAGACGCGGGATGACGAGTTTTCCGCGCTGGGAAGCTACGTGCTGAGCGACACCGGCCACGAGGGGACCGCTTACGGCAGCGGCACGATTACGCACCGCGCCCTGCATCGCGAGGTGCCGTACGTCTTCTATTGCGGCTCTACCCCTGTCGAAGTGAACGAGACATACACGCTGACTCTGGGCGCCCTGGATATCTCCGCAACGCTCACAGAAGACAGCGGAACGTACACGCTGACGGTAAGCGTCGACGGCTCGCCGCTGGATACGATCGTTTGGGAGTATTTCCCTGTCGGATCGCTGATTATCTACGGGGTCCGCGAAAATGCCGATGTACGGGTGTACGTCTATATTTTTGGCGAGGGTGGCGCAGTGTACCTCGACACGGCCGCGGCGGCATTCGCGGCTGGAGAGACGGTTGGATTTTCGTCAACTGCTGACGTTGACGTGGCGTTCTACACAAACCGCCACGTCGACCTGGATGGCGACTGCGACGACGTGGAGGCCCCACAGTGAAGCTGTTCCGCGTCCCGCAGTCCGTGGCCAACAAGGTGCGTGCGGGCCAGCGGCGGGGCGGCTCGTGCCCGATGCGTGGACCTGCCATTGGCCGCCTGATTTGCAACTGCGGCGGATCCCCTCCGGTGTTCTCCTGTTCCCTCTTCGGCCGCTGCGTCCTGACGACACCAGGCAAGCCGTATCCGCTCGACATGCGGCGCGTCGACGGCTCCCGCGTGACGATCAGGCCGGAGGAAAAACCGGCGGTCTGCTCTCGGTGCGAGCGGCGGGCCTAAATCGGTTGACTCGTAAAAGTCAACCCGAATCGGTTGACTACCCCAGACGCGGCGGAAGCACTCCCCGAGGCCTGTACTGGGAGCGGTCGACGTAGAAATTGACCATCCCGGCCGTCCGGTGACCGAGGAACTGCCTCGCGGCGTCCAGCCCCTGGGCACACGCCACCGCCGTAGCCCCTGTGCGGCGAAGCTGCTGGAGGCCGCCGTCACTGGAGACGCCGGCCAGGAGGCGGATCAAGGCGAACCGCTGGTAGAACGCTCGCGGTCCCCACGGTGATGCCAGGGGGTAGTCGCCCGGCAGGGCCAGCACTTCTGCGGCCGTCTCTGGCCGCATCAGCGGTTCGTGTGGCTGGCCCGTCTTGTGCTGCCGGAGGGCCACCAAGCCAGTAGTGGCAATCTGGTCGCGTCGCAGGCCCCACAAATCTGACCGGCGCAGTCCTGTTTCGTAGCCGGCCAGTATCAGGGCATGCCAATAATCCCCGTGGGCCACCAGGGCGGCGGCCGCGGCAAGCCGGCCAATCTCGTCTACCGTCCATGCCGTCGGCATCGGTGGCGGTGGCGTCTCCCGGCGGACCTCACCCGGGCCAACAGCCCAACCGTGGCGAGCCGCGAATCTCCAGAGACAGAGGATCCTCGTCCGGTGACCGGATAGCGTCCAGCCAGCGTACAGCGGTTCCAGGCCAACCAGCCAGGCAGATACCGTGGTGTCCGTGAGATCGGCCGTGGTACTGCCGGGGAACAGGCAGAGCGTGCGGCGCATCTGGTACGCGGCACCATCGGACAGGCGGCGGGTCGCCAAGTAGCGGTCGAGTACGTCACTGAGGTTCATCATGGCAGCCCCCAAACGTAGCACGCTGTTGGCTGCCGTGCCGGATTGGCACTCCGTTTTTCTCGCGACGAGCTTCTAGCTCGACAAGCTAGGGGTCACTGGTTCGAGTCCAGTAGCGCCCACTATGCAACTCCCAACGATTCCAACAACGCTTTACGACGAAAAACTCAACTTCACTTTCCAGGTGCTGGCCTACCGGACGTTGACCGCTGGCGAGATGCGCGCCGCATGGGCTTACTACCGGAGCCAGAAGAAGAGCGCGAAACCGAAGAAGAACCAGACGGTGCAGGTAATTTCGCAGATCGGGATACGCGGGCGATGATCGACTTGACGAGCCGGGCCGGTAGCAACCCGACCTTGCCGTCGGCGGCGCGAGCGACCCATGCGGCGTACAGTTCCTCCCAAAGCGGCGGCGTTAGCTCGACGCCGTTGGGGAGAATGCACACGAGATCGGAAGCGAAGTCGGGTTTCACGCCAGTTCTCCTTTCGGTGATGGTGATGGGCCGGATGGCCGGGTGACTGGCCGTTGATTGTAACGTGTATCTTGAAATAATCCAACCAGTTGGTAGAATGGGGGCATGTCGATAATGTCCGCAATCCCTGGATTTCTGACCCTTCACGAGGTCGCAGACCTGTTTGGCGTGTGCCATTCCCAGGTGGCGCGCGACGTGCGCGCGGGAAAGATCAAGGCAACGCGGCTCGGACAGCAGGCGTTGATCCCTGAATCGCTCGCGAAAGAACTGGCGGAACGCAGGAAAACCAACCCACCGAAGCGCGGTCCGAAGCCTCGCCAGAAAAATCTCAACTGACCTATTGAGTTAGTCCAACCAGTTGGTATAATAGCCGCAGTCGGTCAGGGAAACCTGACGCAGACGAGCGGCTTTTTCTGGTTCTTGGCTCAGCGATTACCGCAGTACGACCCTGAAAGCCGGATTATCAGTGGCCCCGGACGTGTAACGCAAGCCAATCTGGATATGACGCTCTGAAGCGTATCAGGTCATTCTGGCCGCAGGATTCCAACACGGAGCCGCTGCGTGCGGCGTGGTAACGGATGGTCCCGAAACTGAATTGCGCTGACGGTACGCGCAGATCAAACCACCGGGGAGCCGGGATAGGGCTGGCGGATGGACTCCGAGAGGGGGACGACGCAGGACGCGGGTGGTTGGTGGGTATTGCATCCATGAAGTCCAAACAACGAACAACGCGGGCGAAGAAACGGCCGGAAGTATCCGCAGAATTTGCGATTTCCAAGGGCCTCCCAATTCCAGAACCACGAGGCGTCAAACCCAAATACCCGTGGGATCAGATGGGCGTAGGTGACTCCTTTTTCGTTCCCGGGCAAACGTCTCAGTCGTTTGGAGCAGCAAGGCAGTACGCCCAGGTTACCAGGTCATGCGTGTATGTCTCGCGGACGGTGACAGAACGCGGCGTATCAGGCGTTAGAGTTTGGCGGACGAAGTAGCTAAGTCGTTGAAAGGAGTCACGATGCGACCGAACTGGATGCAGGAAGATAGCGATGCCGAAGACCGGGCCATGAACGAGGTTGAGGCGTTCGAAGCGTTGCTTCTGTGGTGTTTCGTGGCCGCCGGGCTGATCTGGTTCGGGGCCGAATGCGCGGCGGCGTTGTGGCTGTGGTAGTTGGATCTTTGGGTTCTGAAAGGAGCGATGGCACATGCTGATCTGGGACATCGAAACGAGCGCGGCACCGGAAGAACGGCTGCGGGAGTTGTACCGGGCGCCGACGTTCGAGGAGTTCTCCTCCACCTGCGACAAGCGGTGGAAGGACGACACGAAGCGGGAGAAGTTCGAAAAGGCCAAGGTTGATGGCTGGCAGTCCTTCAAGGACAAGGCAGCCCTCTCCGCGGTGACCGGCCAAGTCGTGGCCGTGGGCTGCTGGTCCGCCACGACGGGGAAAACGGTGATCGTCGGCGAGCAGGAGGGCATGACGGAGCCAGAGATTCTCGCCAAGTTCTGGGGCCTGTACGGGTCGATGCGGTCCCAACAACGCAAGATGGTCGGGGTGAATATCTGCGGGTTCGATCTGCCTTTCTTGGTCCGCCGATCCTGGATCCTCGGCGTCGACATCCCCGCCACGGTCCGCGACGGCCGGTACTGGGACCGGCTGTTTTTGGATCTACGCGACGTGTGGCTGTGCGGCCAGCCTTGGGGGCAATGCGAATCCTCGCTGGATCACATGGCCCGGGCGTTGGGCGTGGGGGCCAAGGCCGAAGCCGCCGGCTGCGACGGGGCGACGTTCGCCAAGTTGTGGCTGTCGTGGGATGCGGAGTTGAGGGCGAAGGCCAGAGCGTATCTGGTCAACGATCTGGAGATGACCAGGAAGGTGGCAGAACGGCTGGGGGTGGTCTGATGTACGGCGTTTTTTCTACCCACGGCTATCTGCTCGGTTCTTTCGAGCGGCGTGAGGATGCTGAGCGTGCGTTGAAAACCTGGAATCAGGCCAGCGTGATCGTTTGGATCGGGGATTCGTGGGAGTGAGTGAGTTTTGAAGGTTGAAAGGAGCAAGTGGCATGTCGGGATCAACGGAATTATCTGTGTACGAGCGAATACCAGACCCGCTGGCGGCGGTCCGCGAGATGGGCGAGGCAATCGCGAAAAGCCGAATGTTCGGCTGCGAAAACGTTGAACAGGGGAAGGTTTTCGCGTGGGAGTGCTTCTCCCGCAAGTGCTCTCCGCTGAGCCTCACGGAGACCTACCACGTGATCGACGGCAAGTTGTCGATGCGGGCGGACGCGATGCTGGCCCGGTTCATTGAGCAGGGCGGACGGCACGCGATTTTGGAGCGGACTCCCAATCGGGCCGCGGTCCAACTCTTCCAGGACGGCGAATCGCAGGAATTCGCCTTCACCTGGGAAGAAGCCCAAGCGGAATCGGGCCTGACAACCGGGAAAAACGGAGTCAAGACCAACTGGTCAACCCCGCGGCGGCGGATGCAAATGCTGTGGGCCCGCGTCGTCAGCGACGGCGTGCGGGCGATGGCCCCGCAGGTTTGCAGCGGGAAGTACACGCCGGAGGACTTCGGCCACTCGGTCGACAACCAGGAGGACGGCGACTGGGACGCGGCCGACGTGGTGCAGGCCGACCAGGTGGTGACGGTCGAAGTCACGCCGACAGCGGCCCCGGTGGTCAAGACGGAGCCGGCCCCGGCGACGAAGCCCGCCACGGTGGTTGAGCCCGCGGGCGCTGCGTCCAGCGAGAAGCCCGTCACCGCGGCGCAGAAGGCCCGCATCCGCGAACTGGTGGAACTGCTGGCCGCCCACGACGCCCTGGACGGGGCTCTGCGGAAGCGGGGCGTCTCGTCCGTCAACAGCCTCACGACGACGCAGGCCGGAGAGATCCTCGCACGGTTGGAAGCCGCGCGGCTGAAAGCGGAGTTGGCCCGCGAAGTTACGGGTGCATCGAAGCTGCCCACGGAGGCGACGTCGGCCGCCCTGGCTGGCCCGTGCTCACAGGTCCAGATCGACCGGGCCAAGGCGTTGGTGATGGAGTTGGAGCAGGTCAAGCCGGGGTCCGCGGCCAAAATTAAGCAGAAGTTGCAGGCCGCCGGGATGCAGAAAATCGCGGACCTGTCGATGTCCGACTGCGATGCTTTGCTGCAGCAACTGGCGGCGCGAAACATCGAAGCATTCTTTACCGCGGCGTTGTCGAAGCCGGTGGCGGCCGGGAACCCCACGGGAAACTGATCGACGTTCCGCCGGTGTTGCTGCCGCTGGTGGAACTGTACGGGATTGCAGCGGTGCGTGAGGCGTGGAATGCGGCGATGGGCTACCCGCTGACATGGGCCACGGACATTCGAGACGTTTTCACGGTGGCCGAGATTTTGGAATCGAAATCGAAAGGAGCACGGTAATCATGGCATTCGAGATGGACATGCCCGACAAGATGGATGGTGACTCGAATTTTCTCAGCGAGCCTGGGACGTATCACTTCGCGGTACTGGCGGTGGATGAACAGCCGACGAACCGCGACGGCAAGCCGCTGGACGGGTTCAAAGTCCACTGCTGCGTTTTGGACGGGACCACGGTTAACCAGGCGAAGAAAGAGCTGGAGCTGATGTTCTTCGCTCCGAAGCTCACGGATAAGAACAACGGCGAGTTCGCCAAGCGGAAGCAGGCCCGGTTCGCGATGGCCACGGGGATCCTCCCGCAGGCAGCGCCCGGGCAGCGGGTGTCAGTGGACCTGCAGCAAGCGGCCGGGCGGCAGTTCGTGGCCGAAGTCGAGCGGGGAACCGGTTCGGATGGCCAGCCCACGAAGTTCCTGCAGTTGGCCTGGGCCAACATCTACCACGTTGACGACCCGGCGGTGGCGGCGGTGCCGAAGGACGCGGCGGCGTTGGCGTTGCTGCCGAAGGAATTGCGGAAGACCGCAAAGGATTTCGAGAAGAAGCCCGCCAGCGGTGGCGGGAATGGCAGCAAGCCGGCGACGGCGACCACGGCTCAGCCCGCGACGGCCGGGGCGGTGGACTTGAACGATCTGTAGTCCGTGTCGTGTTTCCAACCAGGGGAGAGCACGGGTGCCACCGTGCTCCTTTCGGCCGGCTGTCGTGATCGGAGACGCGGCAGCCGGCTTTTCTGAATCACGAGTCGGTGAACCATGCCCGCGAAGCTCGAAGAAATCACCGCTACCTACCTCCGGGAGCGGTTCCGCTGGGACGACGTGGCAATCGTCGCGTGCTGGTGCAACGGTGAGATCAGCGATGAAATCGCGGTCAAGGTCACCTGCGACCCGGACGAGTTGAAGCAAGAGCAGGAGTACCGATGGCTGGGCCGCTGGACGACACACGCAAAGTACGGACGGCAGTTCCACGCACAGTCGTTTGTATTAAAGCTCCCGCACGGCCGGACTGGGGTTATCAGTTATCTTCGCGACGCCGGTGAGGGGCTGGGCTTCGGAGCCGCGCGGGCCGCCAGGTGCTGGGAGGAATACGGATCGGACGCGGTACTGGTCTGCAGGGAGCGGCCGGGCGACGTGGTGGCCATGCTGGCGGCCCGCAAGCTGCCGATCACCGCGGAGAACATGGGGCTGATCGCGGCCAAGCTGACGGAGGACGCGGCCCTGGAAGCCTGCACGCTGGACCTGCTGGACGTACTGACCGGCCGCGGGTTCCCCAAGGCCACGGTGAGGGAGTGCGTTCGAGCCTGGGGCAACCGGGCCAGCCAGGTGGTGAGGCGTGACCCGTTCAAGCTGATGCGGTTCCGAGGCTGCGGATTCAAGCGGTGCGACGCAACCTGGCTGGAGTTGGGGTTGTCGCCGACGCGGTTGAAACGGCAGGCGTTGGCCGCGTGGTACAGCATCGCGAGGGATACGGACGGCCACACGTGGTTCGGCGACCTGCAGGCCGTGCGCGGTGTCGAGATGAGCATTGCCGGGGCTGATGTGAAGCCGGAGAAGGCACTGCGGCTGGCGGTCCGCGGCAAGGCTTTGGCGGAAATCAGGACCGATGGGCCGAGCGGACCGGTGGCGACGGACGGGAAGACGCGGTGGGTGGCCGAGTGGAAGAAGGCACGGAACGAGGGAGAGTTGGCGGCGTTGGTGGCGGATGCGCGGCGCGAGGCCGTATGCGATGCTCTGGTACTCTTCCGTACCATTGTCGGATTTGATGGATACCGAGTATCGACCGACGGAGCGATTGAAAGCTGCTGGTCCAACAGCGGAGGCATGCGCGAATATTGGAAGGAGGTATCGCTGGAAGAAATCAAGGGTGGATACATGCGAGTTCGATTGCGTGTTGCCCTAAGGGAATACGTTCACGCGCAAGTGTCGCATCTTGTTCTTGAAACATTCGTAGGAAAACGGCCACTGGACGCTGTTTGTTGTCATCGCGACGGAAACACGAAGAACAACGCGTTGAGAAATCTTAGGTGGGACAGCAGACCAGCAAACGAAGAAGACAAAAAGCTTGTCGGAACGCATCAAACTGGAAGCAAGAACCCGGCTGCGAAGCTCACGGAAGAAGATGCAATTAAGATCCGCAGCATGTACGACGTTGGCGACGTGAGCACGTATCAACTTGCCAAGAAATTTGGCGTTGATCGAAGCATCATAGCCGATATCGTCAACCGGAAACTGTGGAGGCATGTATGAGCTGGCCACTTCCGATCGATCTTGCAGACAGGGTGTCGGATCACCAGCGAGCGGAATATTGGAAGGCAACACAAGGAACAATTGGCATCCTTGGCGGTGGGCCGGGATGTGGGAAAACGTTTCTGGTTGGTGCAGTAATTGAAGCGTTGGCAAAATCAACTGGCCTGAACCAGATCGCAATCGGGGCACCCACGGGCAAGGCCGCCGTCCGCGTCACAGAAACTCTCAGCACCCACGGAATCCCCCTCCGCGCCCGCACGTGGCACAGCTTACTCCGTGGCGGCACAGACGGCGGGTTCCTCTACACGACCGGCAACCCGCTTCCGTATCGCGTGCTGATCGGCGACGAGAGTAGCATGGTTGATCTTGATTTAATGGCCAGCATTTTCCGGGCCCGGGCGCAAGGAACGCTCGTCCTCCTGGTTGGCGACGTGAACCAGCTTCCGCCAGTCGGCCACGGGGCACCGCTCCGTGATCTGATCGCGGCCGGGCTGCCGTGCGGAATCCTGGAAGAGATCAAACGCAACAGCGGTGGCATCGTCGAAGCCTGCGACGCGATCCGCCGCGGCAAACGCTGGACCTGCGGGGACAACCTCCGGCTGGTGGATTGTTCGACCCCGGACGGGCAGATTGCCGCGATGCTGGCCAATATCCACGCCGCACGCGTGGCCGGGGCCGATCCGATCTGGGACTGCCAGGTGGTCTGCCCAGTTAACAAGAAGTCACCGCTGGCCAGAAAAACGCTCAACGGGATCCTCCAACGGGAGTTGAACCCGCGCGGAGAAACCGCCGGAGGCTCGCCGTTCCGCGTTGGTGACAAGCTGGTCAATTCCGCCAATGGCCGGTTCCCAGTTGTGGATTTCGACAGCACAGATCCAGAGGCAGACGTGAGCGATCGCGGAGAGGCGTATTGCGCAAATGGCGAACTCGCCAGAGTGCTGCACGTTGAGGATCGGTTGACGATCGTTCAACTCGACAACCCCAAACGAGTCATCAAGATTCCGCGAGGCAAAACTACATCCCCAGCAGGAAGTGAAGGAGAGTCCCAAGAGCAAGCCGGGGCCGGCGACGACGATCAGCCGGATAAGACCGGAACCGGCTGCTCCTGGGATCTGGGGTACTGCCTCAGCGTCCACAAATCCCAGGGCTCGGAGTGGCCCACGGTGCTGGTGATGCTGGACGAATACCCGGGGGCCCGCATGGTGGCAAGTCGTGAATGGCTCTACACCGCCATCAGCCGGGCCAAGTCTCAGTGTGTGCTGATCGGGAAGAAGGCCACGGCCGACGCGATGTGCCGGAGGCAGGCAATCTGGCAGCGGAAAACGTTGCTGAAGGAACGGCTGTTGGTCGAGGTCGCCAAGAGGGAGCTTGCGGAACTATGACCACGACAACCACCACAACCATCCCCAACCCGCCGAAGCCGCTGACGCTCCCGTGGCGCGTCGTTGTCGACACCGCTGAGCAGGCCCCGTTCACGTTCACCGATCTGCGGTCAGATTCCTCGCGCGGCAACCGGCCGCTGATTATTGAGACCGTCCGCCGATCCATTGGTCGGCATCCCGTGGGCATGGGAGACTACTCCCTGGAATCCGCGGACGGTGTTACCTCCTACGTCGGATGGTGCAACGTCGAACGCAAGAGCCGCGAAGACTGCCAAACAACCATCCTGGGGTTCGGCGACGGGCACCGAGACCGGTTCGAGCAGGAATTGGACAACTTGAGCCGCCTGTGCATTGGTGGCGGGTGCGCGATGATCGTGGTTGAGTGCTCGTTCGAGCAACTGATCTCCACCGCACCGCAGTACGGCCAGAAGACGGCCGGGCAAAACGCCAAGACGCTGTTGCGATCCGTGCTGGCCTACCAGCAGGACTACCGCGTCCCGTGGCTGTTCGCCGGGAGCCGGCGCATGGCAGAGATCGCGACGTTTAGATTTTTGGAGAGGTTTTGGAAACATCATCACGGAAAGGACTCAGCCCAATGACAATGACACTCGAAATGCCATCCACCGCGATTGAAGACACCCCGTCCACCATCCCGTTTGCCGTGGTCGGAGATTCCGAAGACGCGGCCGGCGCGGCGGAGCTGCTGGAATCCGCAGCGGACGACGGAACGGAAGACGACGGGACGCAACTTGACGAGACCGAGCAACCGGAGCCGGCGGCTGGCGGGTGTGTTGTGCCTCGCGACGATCAGCCTGCGGAGATGGGACCGCAAGCAGAGCCCGCCAGCCAGCCGGAGGCCATTGCCGCAACGGCTGACAAGCCCAGCCAGGAGGAGAAACAAGCCAAAGCCCGCGAACGATACCTGCGATCGAAGGCCAATCTGGAAGAGCACATCGCGGCCCTGACGATCGAAGAGGCCAAGCTGAAGGCCCAGGCGAAGCGGGCGAAGAAAGAGCGCGAAGTCCTGACGGAACAACTCTCGGACATGATCGACTCCTGGGAGAACGGCGACGACGACGGCGACGAAGAGATCAACGAAGACAAGGGCGAGCCGGCCACGGCTGGCAGGGATGCTGCCGGAATAGGAGCCGAGCAGCTGACCGCTGAGGAGAACGCGGACCCCGCCGGCCAGCCGGCTACGGATGCTTCAACGGCTGCCACACAGGCCGCAAACGACGCCGCCGAGCAGGCCCGGTATCGCAAGGTACTGGAATCCGCCAGCATCGCTGAGCTTCGGCTGCCGGCAAAGGTCCAAGAGAAGCTGGAGGAGGCCGGTGCAGTGAATATCTGGAAGCTCGAACAGCTCCGCTCGGACATCGCCCTGGGCCGCGAGAAGTGGCCTAAGGGGATCGGGCCGGCGAAGGTGACGGATATCGAAGACGCAATCATGCGGTGGATGGCCAGTAACTCCGATACGTGGGCTCCGAATCAACGCGAGGCGATCACAGCGGAGGACTCGTTGCAGGCCGCCAACGATGCGGTGGAGCAGCAGCAGGACGCCGAACGGGCCGCGGAGGTCACGGAAGATAATCCGCCGCCGGAGTCGGTTGCCACGGCAACGGACGATCGCGACCCGCTGGACGATCTGTAACAGCCTGCAACTGCCTGCACCGCTCCGCGACGATCTGCACCGCAACAGGACGCGACACATGGCACGGACCGCCCACCAGCCAAAATCCAAACAGCCGAGCATCGTCCCGACGATCAAGGACGCGGCCCGCGGCCGATGGGCGGAGATCCTCGCGACGGTGGGCGGGTTCGACGCGGACTCGCTTGACGGCAGCCACCACCCCTGCCCCAAGTGCGGCGGCAGGGACCGGTTCCGGTTCAGCGATCAGGACGGCGACGGCTCGATCATCTGCAACCAGTGTGCCCGCCGGACGTGCGGCGACGGTCTGGCGTCGATTGGCTGGCTCACCGGCTGGACGTTCCCGGAGGTCGTGCGACGAGTGGCCCAGCACCTGGGGATTGGGGTCAACGCCGCGAGCCCTGGCGCCAGCGGCAACGGAAAGCCGCAGGTCGACCCGGCCAAGGACTTGCAGTTCCTTCCGTGGTCAGACGCTGTGGCAGCGATCTTCTGCCAGGCCAAGCGACCGATCACGCCAGCGGCCATCGTTGCAGCCGGGGGCCGGCTGGCACGCTACCGAAAGCAATACACCGTAATCGCACTCCCGGTAGTCGGACCCGACTTTGGATCCGCTCCTGTCGGCTGGGTGCTCTACAACGCGACCGGCGGCACCCTGCCGAAGTGGTCGAAGGACGGAAAAACCAGCCAGGTCAAGGTAAAGCTGACGCACGGGAGCCGGCCAGGACTGATCGGAACTCTGGACCGACTGGCTGAATCCACCACGGCAGTAAAGGTCGAAGGGCCATCAGACCTGCTGGCCATGTTGTCGCTGCCTGATCTGCCTCCCGGAACTGCAGCAATCACCAACGCGATGGGCGCCGGCGAGATCCCGCAGACCTGGATGGTTCAGCGGTTGGCCGAAAAAACCGTCTACGTGGTCGGGGATGCAGATCAACCTGGCCAGAAGGGGGCCGAAGCCTGGGCTGCGGCTGCAGCGGCAATCGCGGGCGAGGTCCGGATCCCAAAACTCCCCTACGACGTCACCGAAACGCACGGAAAAGACCTGCGGGACTGGATCTCCGCAGGGTACAGCTGGGCGGACCTGCAGCAACTGGCCGGCGATGCCAAGCCGCTGTCACGTGACTCCGCAGTCCCACTCCCGGAGTCGATTGACGATCCCCATCGGTTGGCTCGGCTGAATCTCGAACGGTACGCTACGTCCACCGAGGGCCGGACGCTCCGATTCTGGCGGTCCGAGTGGTACGTCTGGAAGCGGAACCGATACCGGCGAATCTCGGAGGATGACCTGCGGGCAAAGCTGTCGACCAGCATCAAGGCAGAGTTTGACCGAGCCTACCGGGACGGCGAAGTAGATGAGGTTCGCCGGGTGACCGGCGGCATCGTGTCCAATGTCCTGGGGGCCACGGCCAGCCTGACTATCATGTCCCCGGAAATCGAGTTCGGGACGTGGATCGAAGATCGGCGGCGCCGGGCCTACGTCAGCATGACGAACGGGATCCTCGACTTGGACGCCGTAATGTCTGGGAAAGACGAGTCGGAATGCCTGATTCAGCACTCACCGAACTGGTTTTCCTTGGTCGCATTGCCCTACCAATTCGATAGCAACGCTGGTTCCGAGCCCGCCACCTGGCTGAAGTACCTCGACCGCGTGATGGAAGGGGACCAGGAGCGGATAGCGATCCTCCAGGAGTGGGCCGGCTACCTACTACTCCCGGATACCGGGCATCAGCGGTTCGTCGTCCTGGAGGGCGACGGGGCCAACGGGAAGAGTGTCTACTGCGCGGCAATGACCGCCATGCTGGGCGGCGACAACGTGAGCAATATTCAGCTCGAAGTCTTCGGCGATCGTTTCAGCCGGACCGAAACACTGGGGAAGCTCTGCAACGTCTGCGGCGACGTGGGTGAGATCGACAAGGTGAGCGAAGGGTACGTCAAAAGTTTCACCAGCGGTGATCGCATGTACTTCGACCGCAAAGGGATCAGCGGTCTCAACGTGGTTCCCACGGCCCGTCTGACGCTGGCCTGCAACACCAGACCTCGATTCTCCGACCGATCGGATGGGATATGGCGCCGGATGCTGCTGGTTCCGTTCCGTGTGCAAATCCCGGAAGAGGAACGGGTGATCGGAATGGACAAGATCGATTGGTGGGAGCAATCCGGGGAGCTTCCGGCCATCCTAAATTGGGCCATCCTGGGGCTTGCAAGGCTGCGACAGCAGGGGCGGTTCACCCGGTCAAGACTGGTGGAGCAGACTCGCGAAGAATACCGAGAGGAGATGAACCCTGCGAGGATGTTTCTTAAGCAGTTTTTGGAGGAATCGAGATCTGGCGAAACGCCGACGAGACTGGTCTATCAGTTCTACGCGGGGTGGATTCGGGAGAACGGATACAAGCCACTCTCGGAGCGACAATTCGGAAAAGAGGTCCATCGGGTGTTTCGCACGTCGCTTCGACGAATTGGAACGAGGGACAATCGGTCGTACTGTTACGAGGGAATCCAATTCACAACGGACGAAATTTGCGGAGTGAAGATACAAGAGAAAAACTTGCCTGGATTCTGAATGGACACAATGGACACGGTGTCCATGAAGTCCACGGTGTCCATACATTCCTATTACCTCGTACATTTCAAAAACAAGAAATAAAAGAGAGAAAAATAAGAAGAAAAAAAGGAAGGTCAAGAATATAAGGGATAGGGAGATCAATGGACACCGTAGCCACTGTGGACACGGAGCGAAAATGCAAACTCTACTTGAAAAATTGTCGTTGCAGAAAAAACGAGAGCGGGAAAATGAAATTACGGCTCCCTGCTCCACCTGCGGTTGCCCTCTCCTCTGGCAGGACATCTACTCCGGCCCGTCCGGCCCGTGGCGGTGCTTCCACTGCCAGCCGCCGCCGCTGTGGCCCGCGGAGACGTTCGTCCGCCGCTGGGTTGATGTTCGGAACTCCCGGACCATCCAGCCAGCCACGGACGCGGCTGGCGAGGTCCTGGACGACCTGGCGGCATTCCAGCGGGACTGGGAGTGCTACGACCTGGCTGGAGGACTGGCCGGCGGCGAGGCCAACGGCGGCGCCCGGGTGGCGGTGATCCGGCGGCGAGGTAACGGACGGCACGTGTGCCCGCGCGATCAACCGCTGGCGGAATGGGTTGCGGGGTTGCGGACGCGATTGTTGGTGGAGGATCTGATTGCGGAAATCGTGGGAGTGTTGAATGAAAAGCACAACGTTTGAGACCGGAGACCGCGTGCGTGTCGTCTGGGGACGATACCGCGGACAAGTTGGTTTGGTCGATTGGGTGTCTGGTATCCGTGGACCGAACGGCCGATTGGTCGGAGTCCAACTCGACGGCCGACTGTTGGGTTTTGGACACGGTGAGCTGCGTAAATTAAGGCGTCGCGTATTCGTTGCGTGTCCGGCCGGTGCGAGGCATGGACCATGAACGAATTCGAAACAAAATCGAGCACCCGGCAGCAACAGCCAGTTATCGGGGATCGCGTTACACGGCGGTTGACGGCGTGGGAGATTGCCGCGAGGTGGTATCGACCGGAGGAGGTGCATCGGTGTATTTGCCAGACCGGAATGCCTTTGCGGCAGGAGAAGCTACAGGCGATTCCCCGCGACGTGTTCAGCGTGGAGTTCGCCGAGTGGCTGTGTGACCAGTACCGATTGGCGATGGCCAAGGGAATCCAGCTGGGGAGAGACGGTGACGAGGACTTTCCCCGATAACGCCATAGGGATCAGGGGGCCGCGATGACCGACAACACCAAACCGACAGGCGAGCCAGCGGCTCCCCTGCATCCCTTAGTTATCCGGCGTCTCCGTGTAGAGCGCTGGAGGCGCCGAGAGGCGGAGCGCAAATCCGATCAGTGGGAAGCCGTGGTAGCCGTCATGTGCTTGGCGCGTGCGATGCGTGACGGATTGCCTGAGTCTCGCGACCTGACGCGGATTGTGACGCTGGAGAAGGCCCGGTCCGTGCGATGGAAACGCGAGTTGCTGAACGAATTGCGCACAGGCCGTGAGGCCGTTAAATGCCTAGCGGCCGAGACGCGAGCGAAGGAATCCGCAGATCGCGATTTGCGGTCCGTGACACGTGACCGTGACCGTGTGGCTCGCGAGGCAGCGGACGGAGCCAGGCGAGCGAAGGAAGTGATTCAGCGACAGGGCCAAAAGCTGATTGACGGGGCCGGATTTCACGACGGCCTCGTGTTGCTGGAGATGGCCCGTGTGCTGCTCAGCGGCGTGGAGCCGCCGAGCGAGGAGTGGCGACAGACGGCCGTGGATTGGTTCCGCGCGTATGACCGGGCGGTGCAGGTCACGGCCGGGACGGTCGCCGGATAACGCAATGTTGACCGGGCGGCGGCCGGTTGACTTTCCATTTTCGAGGACCGTATCCGCCGCTCCGGTCCAACGTTTGGTTATCGGGAGGTTTCCGTGAGAGAGATTACAAGTCATCGAGTGAACGGGTTGAACGAAGTCCTGCGCATCGAAGTGCTGGACGAACCGGGCCAGGGTAATGCGTGCCATGTGTACGGCATCACAAGTGATGAGCCGCGCAACGCAGACGCGCCCCCGGCCGTCATGTGTCCTATCCGATTTCAGAACGGTCCAATCCACGAGGCCGGCGTCAACGGCATCAGCGGCGAGGCCCTGCTGGCGATCGTTGAGGATCGGTTGCAGGGGTTCCAGTCCGGGCAGTATTCGTGCCGCGAGAACGCCATCGCGTTGACCAAGATCCAAGAGGCCATGATGTGGTTGTCGAAGCGGACCCGTGACCGTGTAGCCCGTGGGGTTGAAGGTCGCAACGTGGTCTGATCCGTCCAGATAACTATTATTTCACCCCGCCGCGCTGGCGATAATGCACTGATAACTCACGGCGGAATTATCACCACGGAAGCTCCCATGCTCTACGATTCACCCGAAGACGCCGACGCCTACCGCGAGGAACTGGCCGAAGGCCATTGGGTGCCGAGCCAAGACGAGATCGAGCGGAGGGCCGCGGAGATTCGCAATGGATGGACGCCAAGCGAACGCGCGCGGCGGCGAGTGCAGGCGGTGTGTCGGCCGCAACTGTTCGAGCGGTACGTTACGCTGCGGAGAGTGAATCATCATCGAATGGAGTCGTGACGATGGACACGGACACGGTAACGCGGCTCTCTCTGAGCCGCCGAAACGGTGAGGCGGTGGTTGTTGATGGGCCGGCTTGCGTGCGGGTTCTCGTCAGCAAGCGGGGGCGTGTGCGGATCCTCGTCGAGGCCCCGGAGTCTACCAGGGTGCGGCGGGAGGAGCTGGATGAGAGGGAGGGGACTCGTGATGCGGCGACGGCAGAAGACACTATTTGACGGTGCGCGGCTTCGGTATGACGAGGCCATGTCAATGACGCTCGACTCTCTTCGCGAGTGGGGGGCGGATCACGATACGTGGGTGATCGCGTGGAGCGGAGGAAAGGATTCGACTACCCTGTTGACGGTGACGCTGCACCTGCTTGCCGAGCGCGCGTTGCAAGAACCGAAGCGGCTGATTGTGTGCTATGCGGACACGCGGATGGAGTTGCCGCCATTGGCCACGTCGGCGTCCTGTTTAATCGAGAAGATGCGTCACGATGGCCGCGAGGTGCGAACAGCGATGGCACCGATGGATAAGCGGTTCTTCGTCTACATGCTGGGCCGCGGAGTGCCACCGCCGAACAACAATACGTTTCGCTGGTGTACGCGACAGATCAAGGTCGATCCGATGGCCGATGAGATTCGCAGGACGGTTAAGGACGCTGGCGGAAACGTTTTGATGCTTACCGGGGTGCGGCAGGGCGAGTCGGCAATCCGAGACGGCCGCATCGCCATGTCTTGCGGCCGGGACGGCGCCGAGTGCGGGCAGGGCTGGTATCAGCAGATGACAGGCGATGGATTTGCGACGTTAGCGCCGCTGCTTCATTGGCGAGTCTGCAACGTGTGGGACTGGCTGAAGGTCTACGCGCCGATGGTGGAGTATGGAGGCTGGCCGACGACACTTCTGGCTGATGCGTATGGCGGGGATGAGGCTGAAGAGAAAAACGCACGCACCGGGTGCAACGGCTGTCCGCTGGCGAATCAGGACACGGCATTGGATCAGGTCCTGCAAGTGCCGTACTGGTCGCATCTGGCGCCGCTGAAGGAGCTAAGGCCGTTGTACCGTGAGTTGCGGGAGCCACGCTGCAGACTGAGGCAACCAGGCGGTGAGACACGACAGGACGGGACGCTGGCTCGAAATCAACATCGGATGGGGCCGCTAACCCTAGAAGCTCGGGCGTGGGCATTGGATCGCGTGCTGGACATTCAGCGACGCTGCAACGTCCCGGACAGGCCACCCGTGGATTTTCTGAATGCAGATGAAGAATCCCGCATCCGTGAATTGATTGATGCGAAGACGTGGCCGCGGAAGTGGAGCGGTGACGAGCCGATAGCGTCCGATCCGTACACCGAGGCGGGCCAGATGGCGTTATTTGCTAGTCTCCCAGCCCCTTGACGCCCATGCGATCAGCGGTATACTATCCGCCGCTCGCAGGGCAGCGAGCATTTCCAACGGTTATGTGGAGATGCTCGCGTGCGCCCGCTGCTATCCTGCCTATTCTGGCTTGTCTCAGCCGTCGCTTCGGCGCAGATCATCGTTCCGCCTGACATCCAGTCCTATCGACTGTTTGATTTGAAGCTGGACGACAAGCAATCGACTGGTGAGCAATCGGCCTGGGCTTGCGACGATGGAATCGACTGGCGGGAAATCTCTACCGGCCGCGGAATCGTCTGCACCGGGACACCCGGAAAGCATCGCGTTTTCTTCGTCTACGGGGACCGCGTAGCCGACAGGATGGGCCTACTGGACGTGGCCCGCCAGATCGAGGCCGGCACGCTTAAGGTGGTGGCGGCCGACGTGACGATCGGCGGCGAGCCGGCACCGGACGCGATTTCATTCTCGGCATCGCCGCAGCAAATCAAGGCCGGCGAATCTGCCACACTCATCTGGAAGACCTCGGCTGACTCGGTGACCATCAACGGCGTCTCGGTGACGCAATCGGGCACGCAGGAAGTCACCCCCGACAAGACCGCGACGTACACGCTTGTCGCGACCACCGGGGCGGCGAAGGTGACGCGGCAAATCGTGGTGACGGTTGGCGATGATCCGACGCCTGGGCCTGTCGAAAAGCTGTCTGCGGTGATCGTCTACGAATCCTCCGGCGCGTTGACTCCCGGCCAGTCTGATATTTGCAAGGGAAAATCGCTGCAAGACTGGTTTGCTGCGAGCAAGCATGAGCTGCTGCGTGTCGACAAGGACGCAACTTTTGAGGGGATGCCGAAAGAGCGTGTCGACATAATCAAGTCGGCGATTCTCTACGCGATCGCATCTGGCAAAGACTTCCCGCTTGTCGTGTGGACCGGGAAGCCGGGCGGCTCAAAAACGGTCGAGCCAATTAAGGCCGATGCGGAAACGCAGATTGAACGCTTTAAGGAAATCGCGGGGGTGAAGAAGTGAAAGAATACCCCAACGGAACAACCGGGACACATGACAGCGGCCTGCCGATGGTTTACGAAAACGGCGGCTGGCGAGTGCTCAACGCCCTGCCGCTGGAAGGCGACGTACACAGGCGGTTAATGGCTCTGCCGTTGGCAGAAGACGTTATTCCGCTGGTGCCGGAGTCGGAATTGGCGAGCTATTACGGAGTGAGCCTGGAGGAGTACACCGACGCGTTTACGCTGGATCAAGATGGCGTCGGCTCCTGCGCCTGGGAAGCTACGGCGAATTGCCTGATGGTTACTCGCTGGCAGCAGACGGGGCGATTTGAACTGCTCAATCCGTGGACCGGCTACGCACAAACCAACAGCCGCGACGTGGGGAGCGACCCGGCAGAAAACTTCCAGAAGTGCCGCGAGGTCGGGCTAGTGCTCGACAAAGACTGGCCGCGGGCCGATCACTCGTGGAAATCGCTGCCACAGAACTACAAGGAACTCGCGGCTGGGCAACGCATCGACGAGATATTCCGAATCGGCACGCGGCGCGAGCTTATCAGTGTTGTGGGTCGCAGAATCCCGGTCAATATCGGGGTAAACTGGGGCGGTGGTGGGCACGCCATCACGTGCGTCGCGTGTTTGCCGGATGGCGTGCTGATTAAAAACTCGTGGGGTGCCGACTGGAACGGCGGCTACAGAAAGCCGAGCTACAAGATTTTGCCGTGGCGTCAGGTGGACTCCGGGCTCGACGGGTTCTCGTGTGTTGCGTGTCGATCAGCGGTAATTTCAGGGCCGGCAGCGGCCGGCATGGGGCAATAACTGGAGGACCAAAAAATGCGTGGACTGTTGATCGTGCTTGTCGTCCTATCGTTCGTCGTCCTCAGTGCCGATGGGTTGGCTCAATGCCGGACCTGTCCCGGCAACGTGTGCCCAACGCTCGCCCCGCCGCTGCCCGGGTATAACGTGCCGCCGCCGAAGGTGATTCGCGTCGAGCGATCGGTGATCGTCAACAGCCCATGCGTCAGCGGCTCGTGCGTCACGGACGCCTACCAGGCCCCCGTCCGCCGCTACTGGCTCAGGCCCTGGAGGTGGTTCCGGTGACACGATTCGAGACGGCCGCGAGGCAGTACACAGCTGAACAATACGCCGCGTGCTTCGCGCAAGCGACGCCTCGCGTCAAAGCAATCATCGCCAAAGCCAAGGTGCCTTGGCTCAAACGCGGGAAGCTCCGGCGGTTGATCTTCGAGGGGTTCCGCGAGGGCTACCAGACAGCGGAAGACATGGAGAATTGGCTATGGGATCGCTTGAAGGCCATCGACTGGCAGAACATCTGGAGGATATTCCGAGAGTATGTCCTGCCGGTGGTTCAATTTCTGATCCTGATTATCACCATCCTGTGAGCGAGGCACCGCAAGCCTTTGGCAACCCGCTGGAACGTGCCGCCAATCGGTACGTGTTCGGCAAGATCATCGCGGTAGTTGAAGCGGCTCGGCCTAAGATTCAGATCGAGGTCAACCGCTGGGTGGACCTGTTGATCGAGAGTTTGAAAGAGCAAATCAAATAGGAGAGCGAACGTGGACGAAGAACTGAAAGCTGCGTGTGCAAAACCACCGATGACCGCCGCCGACGTGGCGGCCCTGCCGAACAGCGTCAAGCAGATGCTGATCGCTGGACTTGTGTTGCTCAAGCCGTTCCTACACCAGCTCCTGGACGACGGGATTGCCAAGCTCGTGTCCATGCTGGGCGGCAACCCCAACCCTCCGATCCCTCCGGCCTAGTCTCTCCTCCAGGGGCAAGCCCTGCCGCGGACCGCGCGAAGATGCAATACCCAGGCTTACGAGCCAGGACGGCCGGCGCGGCAGGGCTTTTGAAACGAGGGCGCAAGCATGGATGCACAGATCATTGAAGCAATCAACGACGCTGTAAAAGTGGCTCTTGAGTCGGCGGCCAAAGACTCATGGGAGTCGATCCTAGTTGCCATTGGCATCATCGTGGCCATCGCCGCGGCGTCGCTGTTTTTTTGGGGCTACGTCAGGACAAACGAGAGCACCATCAAGCGGCTATCGGAGCGGATAACGGCACTGGCAGATTTTCAAAGTACGACGCTGCTTGATGTGGTGAAAAACAACGCCATAACGATGTGCAACGTGTCCGACGTGCTGCGGGACAACACCGAGGCCATCAATGGGCTACGCGACCACCTAGCACAAGCAGATCGCGACTTGCGGGACTTGATGGTCGAGGTCCGGCAGCGGCCTTGCATCGCAAAGGAAACGGCGTGAACGTGTTGTGCTTCGCAAGTCTTGGTATCGGCGCAGCGATTCTGGTAGTCGTTGGGACGCTGCTGGTGTTGGAGCACTGGTTCCCCGATGGCCCGTGGTGGTGACATGGCCCCGACAGATTTAGACGCACAACGAGCGCAGGAAGCATTGCGGGCGCTGGAGGACATGCGGCGCAACGGGGGCGTGTGCCTCGACGGCAAGGCCGGCGACGGCTGGGAGTGCGTGGCGGTCGTCTGCGGCATTACGGTACATGGACGCGGCCGGCAGCACTACGAAGCAATTGAGGACGCGGCGGAAGGGTGCACGCCGATTTATCGTGCGGAGGCTAAGTAACATGGCAGACAGCAGGCCGACGACGAAAGAGGAAGCCGAAGCCGCTGTGCAACGGTACGGCTCACAACGCAAGGCTGCCAAGGCGTTCCACATGGCCCCGGAGACGCTGGCGGCGATTCGCCGCGGCGACGGCCCCGCTGGCGATACCGCAAAGAAGGCACAACGCAAGGCAGCCGGGGTATCTGTGGCTGTGTTCATCGGCCGCTACGACTACGACGCCCTCCTTCGCAAGGCCATCGCCGATCTATGTTCCGAAGCTTTCGTAACGGATTCCGACATCCGGCTTGCGTCGGGCATCCCGGCGGCGCACTTCCGCCGCGTAGCTGAGCAGGACGAATTTTGCGACTGCCAGATCAGGGACCAGGGCAAAGTCTGGTGGTCGACAAAACACAACGTTGCCCGCGTGCGAGCCAAGCAGCAGCAATGGGGAATCGGCCGATGAGGACGCGCACGATCGCAGAAATGGAATCCGCGCAGACTCCTGTTGTGGAGTCGTTGCGACAGGAGAATGCCAAGCTGCGATCCCTGCTACACGAAGCCAAGATTCGCGAAGGCTCAGAAGAGCAAATTCTCCATGAGCTGCTAGAGGCCGTTCAGGTATCGACACCGCCGGTTGTGAAGTACAAGCCGCCAGCCCGTGGTAAGGTCAAGAGCCCGTGCGCGCTGGTTATCCATTTGACCGACTGGCATATCGGGCAGGTGACCAGGCCGCAGCATATCGAGGAGTTTGGAGCGTACAACTACGGGCTGGCCGTTGAGCGAATTAACGCCCTTCTCGCGAAGCTTCTCGCATGGACCGAGCTACATCGGCAATCGTACACTATCGACGGCGTAGTCGTGTTGGGAACCGCCGACTGGATCAGCGGCGACATTCATCAGGAGCTTGTGGCGACGAATGAGTTTCCGGCACCCGAGCAGGCAGTCAATGCGGGCTACCTGCTGGGGGCATTCCTGTTGCAACTGTCGGCGGCATTCTCCAGCGTGCGGGCTGAGTTGATTACGTGTGGAAACCACGACCGGCTGACGAAAAAGCCGCAGTCGTCCGATGGCGGGCTCAACTCGTGGGGCTATGTCGTGTCTGCCATTGCTCGCGAGAACGTGAAGCTGCAAAAGTCGGTGCGAGTAAACATCCACCCGCAAACGCATAAGGTGGTAGAGGTGTCCGGCCAGCGATACCTGATCGCTCACGGAGATGGCATTCAAGGGACGTGGGGTATTCCGTATTACGGAATCGAGCGACAGAAGCAACGCGAGGCGATGGCTCGCATGAACCGGCCTCCAGACACTCACTTTGACAAGATCGTAATCGGGCATTTTCATTCCGCGTTGAATCACGAGCACTGGTTGATTGGCGGCAGTCTGAGCGGGACGACGGCATTTGACCACAAGTGCGGCAGACACTCTCCGCCGCATCAGACCGCGTGGTTTGTTCACCCGGAGCACGGAGAGTTTGATTGGTCGAGGTGGTGGCTATGACGCAGCCCCTGGTTCAAAGTGCTAAGATCGTGTACTGGCAGGACGCCGACAACTGCCCGGAGGACGGCGGGCAGGAGCTGGTGGTACACACGGAAGATGGCGGCGGCGGGCCGTACATCGTTATAGCGACGCAGCGATGGGCAATTGACGTGGACGAGGTTGACAATGTGCCGGAGCTGCTGCGGCGAGTGCTGGAGATCCACGAGGGCGAGCTATGAGCGGCGGGCAGGATTGGGCTTCTGAACAGCTGTCAACCAGCGGGGGGCCGCGATGGGACGATGCGACGCTGACGCCGACGTTGCCTACATCCGAGCCCTCCACCGTCGAATCTGTTGGCAGTTCGGTGCGCGAGCAAGACTCAGATTCCAGGCTGTTATCAGAGATTACGATGGCAAAACGCTGGCCGGCTACGCGACCGCCGGAGGCGGCTGGATAGTGCTGGTTCGCGGAACGGGGCAGGAGATGCTCGACGCACTGCTACATGAACACGCGCACATCCTGTCCGGCCGCCGCGGCAACCGGCATGGTCCCGCGTGGGGGAAGTGGTACGCAGTGCTTTATCAGTGGTGGGAAGAGGCAAATGGTTAAGCCAGCCGACAAACCGATCCATCAAATCGGCCGAGGGCAGTTTGCTCACATTTCGGAAGGGGCGTCAGTTGTCATCGGGTCACTCGGCTCGCCTGATGGGGATTTCATCCCACAGCTTCGCGCGTCGCGGTGGGACAATGAGGCGTGGTTAAAGGTTCGGGCGATTGGCGTAATACCCGACAAGAAGCAGCCGACGTTTGCTGGCGGAATCATCGACCATCCCAGCAAGCGGAACGGCAAGACTGAGATCCACCGCTTTGTCGAAGGATCAACCAAGTGGGAGATTGTGTGGGAACGGCGGAACGACCTGCCAGATGGGCCGTGGTTAGAGTTTGCGATTGATGCACCCACTGGCCTCGCGTGGCACTACCAACCACCACTGACTCCGCAGGAAATCGCAGAGGGCTGCTACCGGCCCGACAACATAGTCGGGTCTTACGTGTCAGTGTGGCCGCGGTCGGGACGATTCGTCTACAACACCGGCGAGGAGATCGTAAATTACCAGACGGGCAAATTTGCGCATTTGTACCGGCCAGAATTTATCGACGGTGCCGGACGGCGACTGTGGGGTGTGCAGAAACTTCTAGCCGATCCATTGCGGCTGCAGATACAAATGCCGCCGCAGGCGTGGCTGGCCGAGTCGGTATTTCCTCTGACGCTTGACCCGACGTTTGGTTACGGTACGGGTGGGTCGGTGTCCCTCACGACTAATCGTACAACGTGTTTAGTCCATGCCGATTATTGCTACACAGCAGTAGCCGGAGCACAGATAACCGCTCTTACGTTTGGTGGTCGCGGAACGGCAAACAAACTAGGAATATACGAAGTCACATCAGCAAACGCCGGAAATAAATTGGCGTCCGCCGCTGTTTCTGGTGGTGCTGTCGATGCTGAGTATACAGTGACACTAGACCCGGACTGGGATCTTACGGCTGGGACTAGCTACGGTGTCGCGATATTTGTCGGCACGTCCGGGCGAGTCTATTATGATTCGCTTGCAGGCACGAGGCGCGAGTATCAGGCCGGGGACTTTCCATCGCCTATGGGTGGGTCGACAGACGGGGCGACGGTGTGGCTGTATGCGACGTATACGGCACCCGCGCCAACAACGAAAGCTAGAATCATCGGCGGGGGAATAATCTGATGGCACAACCAACAATCGACGGCCTGACACTGAATGTAGGCTCCGGCGGCTCTGAGCTTGCGCACGACCTATGGACGGATAAAGTCGTCCAAGTGATTCTGCCAGCCTACTCGACAGGCGACGGCGCCGGCAATGTGGTGATGCTTGACGCTGGACTTCCTGTTCAACCGCAGACCGGCAGCACCTGGGCGGCCACGCAATCGGGCTCGTGGTCGATTGAGGTCAGCGGTTCCGTGGCTGTTACCGGGCCGCTGACGGATGCCCAACTGCGGGCCACCGCGGTCCCGGTGTCTCTCACGTCGACAACGATCACTGGTAGCGTCGCGGTCACTGGGCCATTGACTGATACAGAGCTTCGCGCGTCGGCGGTGCCCGTGAGCGTGGCGAGCATCCCCAGCCACGAGGTCACGAACGCCGGCACATTCCCGGTTCAGGCCGCGCAGTCGGGTAATTGGGATGTGCGAGTACAGGACGGCAGCGGAACTGCGATCACCAGCACGGGGGCCGATGCTAAGCAAGGGCTGGACGTGTGCATCGTCACATCGTCCGCGGTTGTCAGCGTAGACGCAACTGGCAGCGGCGATGTGCCGATCACATTGGACGGAGAAACGGTCGCCGTCACTGGTCCGCTTACTGATGCGGAGCTGCGCGCTACAGCGGTTCCAGTAAGCGGCACGTTCTGGCAGGCCACGCAACCCGTCTCTGCGGCCTCGCTCCCGCTCCCCACAGGAGCCGCGACGGATGCGACGCTGACGGCCATTGCTGGCTACCTCGACACGGAGATTGCGACCGGCGTGGGGCACTTGGCTACGCTCGCCGGAGCCGTCACGACCGGCGTTGTGCAAGTTGCAATTGTCAGCGGAGCCGGCGGCGGATTGACGGATGCGGAGTTGCGTGCAACCCCCGTCCCGGTTTCGGGGACGTTCTACCAGGCGACTCAGCCAGTCAGTTTGGCGTCAGTTCCCAGCCATGAGGTTACGAATGCCGGGACGTTTGCAGTCCAGGTGACGAGCGCACCAAACACAGCCGTCACAGGCCCGCTCACGAACACTGAACTGCGAGCGGCCGACGTTGTGGTGAGCCTCGACGGGGAATCCGTTGCCGTTACGGGGCCATTGACCGATACGGAACTGCGGGCAACAGCAGTTCCCGTTTCGGGTACATTCTGGCAAGCAACCCAACCCGTAAGCGGAACGGTCACCGCAGACACTGAGCTAACGACGGCCGACATGGACACTGGCGGCGGCACCGATACGCGGGCCGTTGTAGGACTCGTCTACGCTGCTAGTGGCGGCGCTTCTTTGGTCAGCGCTGCCAACCCATTGCCAGTCGGCGGGACGCTGCTCACGTCGATCGAAAGCTATTCCAGTTTGCTCGGTTTGATTTCAACCGACACGGCGGCGTTGGCGACCATTAACGGGTACACGTCAAATACGGCCACCTCTGTCGGTGTGATGGACGACTGGGACGAGTCCGACCGCTGCAAGGTAAACTTGATTGCGGGACAGGCCGGCATTACTGCCGGAGCCGGAGCAGTCGCCGCGAATACGCCGCGCGTCACGCACGCCAGCGACGATCCAGCGGTGACGGCGTTGCAACTGATCGACAACGCCGTGAGTGGGGCCGGTTTTAACATCACGCAGCTTGGCGGCGCTGCTGTGCCGATCGGAGCGGGGACCGAGGCCGCAGCGCTGAGAGTCACCGTCGCGACAGACTCAACCGGGGTGCTCTCGGTAGATGACGGAGGCGGCGCCCTGACTGTCGACGGCACCGTGACGGCAGAATTG